GCGTCCGGCCTGAAGGCGCTGAGCCGCGCGGTGATGGTCTTGCGGCCGTTCGCCGCCGGCCGGCTCTCGCTCACGGGGTATACGAGCTCGCCGGCGCGCGAGAAGATGTCGAGGTTGGCGGCGAGCATCGCGCGCTCGGTCGCCTCGACAGTGCGCGGGAGCTGGCCGTCGACCAGGCGGATGGTGGGCAGGATGTGCGGCGCGCGCGCGGCGCTGGGCGCTGCGCCGGGGCCGGGGCCCGCAGCTTGCGGCGCAGCCGCGGCAGGCGCCACCCCGCCCGATAACCCCGTCCCAGCCGTCCCGGGCGTCCCGCTCGGCGCGATCGCCGGCGCGCCGCCCACCGCCTTGCCGTAGGAGCGGGCGACTTCCTTGCGTAGGCGCTTGGCGTACTTGGCCGCGATGCCGTTCGGATACTTCTCGAGCAGGGCCACGATGTCGTCGATCGTCCAGTGCCGGCGCTTGAGCTGGTCGATCACGGATTGGAACAGCCCCGAGCGGCCGGCATCGCTGGTCGGGCTGACGCCGCCCTCGCGGATACTCTTGAGCAGCTCGGCGGGCAGCGTCGCCTCCGCGTCGGCCGGCGTGCTGCTCGCCGCCGGCGCGCCGGTCGGGGCCGCGGCCATGGACGTGGTCGAGAACGCCTTCAGCAATTCGTCCGGGTCCCACAGCCGGCCGGTCTGCTCGGTGATCCGCGTTGCCTCGACGGTGATGCGCCCGCGCGCCTGCTTCGCGGCCGAGGGGAAATTGGGCGTGCCCGCCACCCGGTAGCACTGCGTGATCACGCCGGTGTCCTGGTCGGCGCCCGCGCTGGCGCGGATCGCGTCGCCGATCACCTTGGCTTGGTCGGCCGGGATCGCGCGGGTGAACAGGTACCAGAGATGGAAATTTCCGGGGCTGGTCTCGACCACGATGCTCGGCCTGACCGTCACGTTGCCGGCCTTGCCCTTGTCGGCGTCGCAGTCGACAACGAGGCCCCAGACCCAGGCGGTGTCCTCGAGCCCGCCGCGCTGAGCGCCGCGTAGATCGGCGCGCACGGTGCGCCCCTCGATATAGACGTTGTGGCCGGCGAGCGCATCGCCGACCGCGGTGCGCACCATGCTCTCGACGTCGTCGAGTGTGAACCGGCTGGGGACGAGCCGCTCGTCGAGCGGGTTGAGCCGGGACAGCTGCAGAACGCCCGGCGGGCCGGCGCCGTTGATCACTTGGCGCGCGTGCGCGGCGATGATTTCGATGAACTGGCGAACGGTGGCCTCGTCCACTTGCGCGCTCATATGATTTTCCCGCCGAGTTGGAGGAACAAGGAGAAGAGATACTTGTGCATGCGTTCGGTCGGTTCGCGGTCATACACAGTGTTCGACGCGACCTTGTCGATGAACTCATGATGCTTGGGGGCGAGCCGATGCTTGTTGCGCTGGCAGTAGAGCGCGACCGATTGCCAGGTCGGCTTACCGCTGGAGTCGATGAACTCGTCCGCTCCGTGTAGCCTGTTTTCGGTGTGCTGCACGGCCGTGTCCCAAATCTTCTTCCGCTCTTCGTTCGAAATCCCCTTGCCGAGGTTCTCGACGCCGTGGGCCAGGCCATTGAGATCGGTGCCGGCGGATTCGAGCACCCGCTTGAGCGCATTCACGGCGGCGATGATCTCGCCATCCTTATCCGAGGCCAGCAGGCGGATGGTCATGGCGATCCGCTGCTCCAGGGTTGTCGGAGTTTTTGGGCGCACACTCACGTCGTCCCCCAGCACCGCTTAACGTGGGGGCACATCTTGCAGGGGAATTTTTCCGGATCCTTGTAGGCGCGCGGCAGCAGCTCGCCGGCGCGCGTCGCCGCGATGATGTTGGCGGCGCGATCGGACCACAGCTGCGCGCGCTCGGGGTCGAACGGCACCCAGAAGAACAACAGTTCACAGCTGTCGACGTTAACGGCGCTGAACAGCAGCGGATTGGTCAGATTGAGATAGGACTGATAGAGCGAAATCTGCGCGGCATAACGGGGGAATTCCTTCTCGAGTCCGTTGCGCGCGAGCGCGCGCCAGTTCTTCGAATTGAGCGCCTTGTTTTCCCAGATGAACGGAAAGTTGACATAGGCGCTGCCGAGCGGGTTGGGGCCGGCGATAACGACGCCATCGACATGGCCGCGGAGATCGCCGTTCACAGCCGTGAACGCGAGCGCCTGGGGCGGCGCAAACGTGAAGCCCGCGGCGACTAACTGCTCGCGGACGCGGGCTTCGAAGTAATGCCCGCGGGCGAAGATCGCGCGCGTGCGGGCGCTGATCTCAGGCTTGCACCACCAGTCGTATTGGACGCGGCGCAAGCAGTCGGAGCCGACGATGCTCGCGCCCAGGTACGGGTGCGGGAGCTCTGCCTTTCCCGCCGCGGCGCGCTCGATCGCTTCGTTGAGCGCGACGTTGATCGGCTCGTCCGCCAGCTTGGGCTCGTAGTAGTCGTACATTCTAGCCTCGCGCTAACGACACACCTTGGCGAGATGCGCGTTGTCGGCCTCGGCAATAGCGACAGCCTTTTTGAATTCGCCGCTATGCACGGTGTCGAGTTTGTGCCCATGCCACTTGCGCGACTTGTTGCTGTACTTTCACACGCTATTTGTTGGTTTGAGGCGGATTACGTCGATGCCACAGCTGCCACGCCAATCGCTCTCTTCCGAAATGCGGTAGCGGCCCTTTCCGAGCGGGGTACTCCACGAAGCCTCCGCTTCCCATCTCGTTTTCGACCAAGAGCCGAGGCCCTCGGGATGGTAAAGCGTTTCTGCCTGCTGGAATTGCAGGCGTGCTGTCTCGCTCATGACCGGCCTCCCTAAATTCCGATCTCATCGTTGAGCTCATCCGGCGTCATCAGCGGCCCGCCCGCCGCGGCGTTCGCTTGGCGCGCGATCGTGCTCGCGCCCGCCTGCCGGCTGACGCCCTTGTCGGAGAGATCGCGCGCGATGGTCGCCTTGCGGATGAGCCGCATGGCGGTGAGCAGGAACTCGATCATCGTGTCCTTCGGCCAGGCTGTGATCGGCTGTGACCAGTCGAAGCTCGCGCTCGCGAGCTCGGGCAGGATCGCCGCCACCGCGCCCGCGTCCCACGGCTCGGGATCGAGCCCGGTCAGGCGGATGCACTGCTCGGTGTCGAGCTGCTCACAGGCGGCCTGCTCGGCGCGCGTGCGGACCCAGGCGAACAGCATCGCGGCGAGGAGCCAGCCCAGTTCGGTGTCGTTCAATCGTCCGACCGGCGTCGCCGGCGGGATGGGACCGCCGAGCGTGATGACGCCGCGCGCAGCCTCGATGGCGGCGGCGGTTGCGCGCCGCAGCCATTCGTCTTCGAGGGCGGTCTCCGAGACCATCCCGACGGTGCGGGTTGTCCTCATCGCCTAGCTCGCCCACTTCGGCGGGGTGATGGGCGCGGCGCCCGCAGGCGTAGCGCCTACGGATGCAGATCCGGCTGACGCCGCAGCCGCGCCGCCGCCATTGAACGGCGCCGGCTGCTCAATCGGGCGCCAATTCCTGTCTTCGGGGCCGACCGCGGCCAGCAGGTAGTTCTTGTCGGACCAGCTCGTGCCGCTGCCGTCGTTCTTGGGCTCGCCCTTCTTCAGGCCGATCTTGGCGATGAAGACGATGTTGTCGAAGTCCTTGTCCTCGGCCTGATACTTCGCGAGGTTCTCTGCGCTCGTATCGCCCTTCTTGATGCCGCGCGCACTCTCAAGGATCTTCTTCAGGCGCCCGCGATTGGTGACCACCATCTCCTTCTGGCCGTCAGTCGTGCCTGCCAACAAAAAGAAGTCCCAGAATTTGCGTTTCGCATACGGGCCGTCGAGGACCACGAATTCAGAGTCGAGCCCTTCGGCGTCGCCCTTCGCCGTGCGCTTGTACAGTCCATCCGGACCAGCGTTGCCGGGACGGATCCGCATCTGCGTGGTGGCGATCGTGTTGTGCGGGATGAGTTCCGAGAAATCCCGCGGTTCGGCAGCTTGGCTGTAGTCGAAGGGCATGGGCCCCTCCTATTGCTCGGGGGTGGAATTGCCGCGATTGAGGATTTTTGTGATCAGTTTGCCGAGATGCGGCGGTTCGGTCTGATCGAGTTTCCCCGAGCGATCCTTCGCCGGGTATTTCCAGGGATTGTCGGGGCGGCAGACGAAGCCGCGCACCGGCCCCTTGCCGAAGTCGAGGAATTCCATCACGACGACTTCGTCGACGACGGCGCCGATCTCGCGCGGGACCTTCGCGCCCTCCATCTGAACGCGGTACTCGACGAAGCGGCCGAAGTCGTCGCTGACCTTTTCGAGGATGCCGACGAAGACGACGTGCTTGCTCCTGACGTGCTGGAGCTGATGCAGCCACATCAGCATCTCGCGCCCGTGCAGCCCGTAGGCGCCGCGCAAGTCCTTCGCGCCGGTGCGCTCGGAGCGCGCCTCGGGTTGCTGCTCGGCCCAGCGGAAGGACAATCTGGAGATCGCGGTGATGGAGTCGACGAAGATGAGGTCGTACTTGTCGAGGTTTTCCAGCGCGCCCCCGACCGCCTTGTAGTGCGCCTCCGAGTAGCAGCTGGTCGGCGCGAACGACGCGTTGAACCCGCCGATGCGGACTGCAACGTTGCGGGCGGTCGCCCAGTCGTCGATCCGGATCGTGTCGACCGGAACGTCCTGCACGGACAGGTCACCGGCCTCGCCATCGACGAACAGCACGCGATTGGGATCGAGTGTGTGCAGCTGCGAGGTCTTGCCCACGCCGGTCGGGCCAATGAGCAGGATCTTCACGCCGCGGGGCTCGCTCAGCCGCTGGTCAGCGCCGATGATCTTCATGGCGCGCCCCTCTTCGCCATCTTGGCCTGCCCCTCGGCGACCCAGGCATCGTGCTCGTCCTGCAGCGCGATCAGGATCTGGGGATGCTCGGCGGCGAGCCGGCGCATCAGCAGGACCCGATCGGTGAGCTCTGCGGGGATCGTCACGTCGGTGTGCCAGATGTGAACGAAATAGGCGGTGCTATTGCCGCACTGGATGCCTTGGAGGGCGAAGTCGGCAGCGATCTCGAAGCCGCCGTGAGTCCGATCGGTCGAGAACA